GCGCATGGTGCGTAACCAGACTGCTGTCCTGCAAAAGGACCCAATGTGCTTATTAAGTGTTCCTAATAGCAAAGTATATAGGAAGTGGTTGCATGCAGTTGGAACTTGCGGTTCTGTTCTGTCCTCAGGAGTACCTGTCCAGAGTGAAGTATATTCCGTGTTTTTGCGTCACGGAGTTGAAAGTGGTAAATTGATTGACGAGGTGTATCGTAATCGCGCGCAATTATCTTTAGCAAGAGGTTTGGCTGCTGGAGAAATTGATGCGCGAGCTCGGTGCTCTTATTATTTTGCCTTCGGTGTATTGCCGGATTATCAAATTGCCATGGAAGCATACTTCAAGTCTTTGACTCTTTCAGTGGAAATCACTGATCCTATTTCCCGTGACATGTTGGACGTCACTACCGGGAGTAATACGATCACATTTACCCAAGAGTCGTATCAATAAGTATGAAGAAGCAACAAGTTAAGTTTGCTAAACAGAAGGCTCCGCGACAGCGGGCGAAGACTGGCCGTCAGGATGATGATTTGGTTTGTTATGCTGAGGCTCTACGAAATCCTTTCTCTGAAAGGGCTATAGGGGCACGTGTTCCAGATATGTATGGTGCACCCACAACTACGTTGCGGGTGCGTGCCACGCATACTGTAACCGTCAATAATAATGGTACTGCAACCATGGTAGTGTTTCCGAACGTTGCCTGTTCAGCAGTGCTGTTCACCGGTACATCACCGGAATTCAATTCTCTTACAGTACTAGATAATAGTGTTGTAGGAACGTATTGGGGAACTGATCTTACGACATTTTCTGCACGTGTGCAGAATTATCGTATTGTCGGTATGGGAGTGCGGGTCACTGGACTGAGTTCAATGACTAACAGCCAAGGTAAGTTGATTATGGGAGCTACCCCCATTGACTCTTATTTGGTTGCCAAGCAATTCACTGTAGGCGGGGTGGTTCCGGCAACAAATGCCGCTATCACCAAAGCTGCCACTATGAATGCTTGGGGCATTCCAAACACTGCAGGTAATCCTTTGCCATCTTTATTGATTGCACAACCAGGATTCAATACAGTGTCCATGTTGGAGGCAACTGAGAATGAGTTTGATATCATTCCGCATCCAGTGGATCCCCGTGCTTTCGAGTTCCGTGCATCTAACGATGATTTGATCGGTTTTGAATCTACTGGCACTATCGCTGCGAACGATAATGTTAGTGGAAATGCGTCCTATTTGCATCTTTCTGGTTTTGAGGCATGTTACCTATCAGTTGTTGGCGCTGTCAACAATACTACCACATTTGATGTGGAGATAGTGTACCATATTGAAGGTAGACAGCAGATCACTGGTCTTACTGATCAGAGTCATGCTGTACCGCCATCAGCACAGCGCGCTTCACCTACAAAACCTCTTGCATTTATGCAAATCGTAGAAGCAGCAACACACGAACCAGTGGTACGAGAAGTGGTGGAATATGCAGCAGGCATGATACACCCCTTTCTCGGGAAAATAGCTTCAGTCTTGTCCAATGTGTTTTAATTCTTCATTTGGAAATCGGTGCTTAGGTCTCCCTAAGTATGTTGTGGTATGAATGTTACTTTAGTGACGGATGTTAAGCCGTATATTATTCAAGGATAAATTGCGCACCTTGATGTGGGTATTTATACGGAAACCGCGCATTCATTAAATCTGACACTCATATTTACAACGTAGCCAATGCACGATCTACATTTACTTTAATCCAATTCGATCTGCCGGTCCAGCGGTACATCTGTCGTCCTATTGGACATGTAGAATCTGGAACAATCCTTAAATCTTGACTTTAAAAGGTCTCGTGGGCAAGGAGGG